ATCAGGATCACTCCCGCCATAATCATCACTCCGATCATTAAACTCGACAGCCAAATCAGCCAAATCAGCATCAGCATCATTGTCATTAATCGAATGCATAAAAGCAGCCCAATCATCCTCATCCCATTCATCCCCAGCAGACCCAATAGCAGCAGCATCAGCAGCAGCAACATCCGCAATAACATTTTCATAGGTTATTCCTATATCGGCCAAATGTTGTACTGTAACTTTTCCTCGACTACCCGTCGGGAATTGTAATGAATGCGCGGTCGGATCGTCAATACGCTTTCGATGGGGTCCACGAGACTCTTTGAGTGCGCTCAAAAAGTATGCCTTAAGAACAGCTTTATCGTAACACCAGCCATCTGGTGTCTCAAACGGGGCGTCGTTTATGGGTGCAAATGATACTGGGTCAAATATTATTGATGGGTTCTCCTCATCTTTGACATTGAACATACAAGGTTTATATACTATTTCATGTCTCTTACAAAGTTCAGGTAATTTTGCACGTCTCTTACTCTTACTACTCTTACTCTTACTACTCTTACTACTCTTACTTTTAGGCATTGATATTATATACCAATATAATAGTTATTTATTGAAAAATGATAAATGATGAAAAAATTTGTAATATGGTAATATTACGCCTATCGACGGACTGATCGACGGACTGATCGACGGACTGATCGACGGCGGGCTGATTTGTGCCCTTTTTTGTGGGTTTTGTGAGTTCGGCGATTTTTATTAGTATTGCGGCGACCGAAACCAAACCAGACATATTCGGTTAACAGTTAACGTTTATATTTTCTTTTTTTTTTGGTTTTATTTAGTTTTTGGAGCTTGATTGCTCTTCGTCTAATCCTTTTTTTTGATTTATATCTCATGTTGGTTCCGCCGGCTATGATGCATCCTACGGGTTCTGGTTTGGAGAGACCCTGTTCTCGTAGAATTAATTTCAGTGCCATATCACCGTAACTCTTGATGTCTCCTTTACCAGACTCGAGGAATTCGTTAATTTGCTCTGCTATTATCCTGCGAATTATAGATTCACGTGCGTATATTTCATAGTCACCCTCAGAATTACTTACATATAGTATTAGGTCATCGTACATTTTTATCACCTGCTTATACTTATCATCATTATTTATGAGGGATCCAATATATAGTGGAAGTACCCTAATTTCCCTAAGTTTTTTTATACGCCTTGCTGTCTTGTCTGCTGCCCCGCTTGCTGTCCCGCTTGCTGTCTCGACCTCGTGTCTTGGCTTGACCACATTGGTCATAGTTTTACGCCGAGTTGTATACATTATTATTATATAACAATATAATATTTATTGTGAATACATAATAAATATTATATGTATTATTATTATTATTAGTAATAAATGGTATTATCAAAAATAGATAAAACAAAAAGTATAAGTTATCCCGAACTAAGAAGTGTATATCCAAACGATTTGAAAAAGGATGCGAATTTATATGAAATTGAAGTGAAAGGAGTAGATATTATAATTGCAATAGGCAATTCTCTAAATATCTACGAAGATAAAAATATTACCTTTTTTCCAATATATTTAGTAAAAACAAATAATAAAGTTGTTCAAATTGGTGTGTATGAAATATTATCGAGCAATTTAACAAATTATATGATAGATGATGAATTGGATGTTGATAAATTAGACGATCCGTTGATTTATGTATTTGTTACTAAAAAAATGTTGGAAAATTTAAGATTGGTCCCCGAAAAAGAAGAAGAAGCAAAAGAAGAAGAAAAAGAAGAAGCAAAAGAAAAAGAAGAAGCAAAAGAAGAAGAGGATGGAGATGAAGAAGAAGAGGAAAAAGAAATACAACCAAAATTTAAACCAGTTGAAGAAATAGAAATACCAGCACTGCGTAAAGATATATTTTCACCGGTTCAAGGGATTCCTATTCCAGAAAATTTGATTAAAGAAACCAAAATAATGGCAAAGGATATTAAAGCTAAATATAAACCAAAAAAAAATGAAACCTGGATTGAACATTTCATGGAAAATCCGCATTATTATATTATAGATAATGAAGGAAACGGAGATTGTTTATTTGCGACTATTAGAGATGCATTTGCTCAAATTGGACAACAAACAACAGTTCCAAAAATAAGAAATAAAGTGGCAAATGAAGCAACTGAACAAATATTTTTTGGATATAAAGAACAATATGATACAATAAAAACGTCAATTATAAAAGATACAGAAAATTTAAAATTGTTGAAAATTGAACATACTAAATACCAAGAATTATATAAAAATACATTGGACAGAAACGCTAAAAAACAATTATCTGATTCTGCGAAAAAAATAACAATGGAACATGATCGAATCACAACTGAAAAAAAGGTATCTGAACATATGCTTAAAGAATATAGATTTATGAAAGATATTGTTACATTAGATCAATTTAAAGCCAAAATTAAAACATGTGATTTTTGGGCGGAAACTTGGGCAATTTCAACGTTGGAACGAATATTAAATATTAAATTTATAGTATTATCAAGTGAATCGTATATGCAAAATGATATACGAAATGTAATGCAATGCGGGCAGGCAAATGATGTGATTATCGAGGCGCGGGGAGAGTTTAGACCCGAATATTATATCATATTGGATTATACTGGTATACATTATAAATTAATTGGATATAAAAAGAAACAAATATTTACATTTCCGGAATTACCCTATGGTATTAAAGAATTGGTGACGGATAAATGTATGCAATCCAATGCGGGTATATTTGCATTAATTCCTGAATTTATTAGTTTTAAAGAAGCAGAACGAGGTGTTGCTCCGGTTCTAGATAAATTCGAAGAATTATCGGATTCTAAAATTAAAGGATTATATGATGATAATATCGTATTTGTATTTTATGATGGATCGTCGTCTAAATTTTTACCAGGCAGAAACACAAATGCCGGTGAAAAAATCCAACCACCTGAATTGGTGAAAGATTTTGCGGCGTTGGCCGCGATTCCAGAATGGCGAAGAAAATTGGATGTTGCGTGGATAGGTAATCCATTTACATTGGACGGACATCGATGGGGGAGCGTTGAACATTATTATCAGGCGAGTAAATTTAAACAAGATAATCCGGAATTTTATTTATCCTTCTCATTGGAATCGGGAACAGAATTATCAAAAGATCCTGAACGAGCAAAGGCGGCAGCATCAAAAACGGGAAAATATAAAGGAGAACTTGTTAGACCAAAAGAAGTTATCATAGATCCTGAATTTTACGGAAAACGAGCGAAAAAGGAATTATTTGATGCTCAATTTGCAAAATTTTCGCAAAATGAGGATTTAAAACGGCTTTTGATAGAAACAAAAAACGCGAAATTATTGCATTGTAAAAAATGTAAAGAACCAGAATTAATGGAAGATTTAATGATGATTAGAGAACAATATGCGCCGCTAAAAATGGCGATTTGATAAACAACCAAATCCAAACAAATTTCTCCATTTCCCCCATTTTTCCCGTTTCCCCGTTTTCCCCATTTTCTTATTATTATGTTCTATCATTATCAGACCAACACATGAATCTACCAAGGAATATAAAAACAGTAATAATTCCGATTCATTGGATACACATACGATTTTTTCTTGAATTATAACACTAAATATAAATTTCAAGATAGGACCGCATAATTCTCCAACCCGATATCCGTTTTTGAACGGACACAATATCGTATATAATTGCACCAATAATGAAATCATATTTGGGATTTTAGATATACATATGGCATCATTTACAACAATATCCGTAAATAACTGTTCTATTGAAACTAAATAGTCGGGATTATTTTTTATTATCGATGAAATATATTCAATTGCTAATTCATCTAGATTTGTATAATCTGATTTGATAATTTCATATTTTATGATATTTTCAAGTAAAACTATGAAATTAATTGGCGGAACAATAACCGCCGGTTCTAATATTACGATAACTGGACTGTCGCAACAATACTCAAATTCAGGATCGGGTTTAGGATCAGCATCGTTGATAAGATGCGTCATTATCTTAATCAATTCGGTTTCTGATTCTGATTCATTGGACATAAATATATTTGTAAAATATATTTATATTATTTTTTTGGATAAAGTTGTAATCCATTACTGCCATAAATAGATACAGGATAATCAAAATCTATATTGCTATTACTGTGCATATTCAAATAATATAACAACTTGGTACCACAATCTCCGTCAAGACCATTGATACATCCATCGTTCATTTGAAACCATACTTTTTTATTATGGAATGTTATTTTATTGAATGTTATTTTAGTCCATGAATCCATTGTTTCTGTAAAATTATCAATTTGTGGATAAAATCCATCTCCGTATTTCCGTTCATACTCGTCATAATACATTATCACTTGTACTGACATTGGTACTGACATTGGTACTGACATTGGTACTGACATTGGTACTGACATTGGTACTGACATTGGTACTGACATTGGTACTGACATTGGTACTGACATTGATACTAATACTACAGAAATATCTATATTATTTATTTTTTATTTATTGTAAAAATTATTGGTGAATTGGGCAATTTGATCCAATTGCATTTAATTTAGCTATTGAACTGTATGGACAACATCCGTATCGTGTCCCTGCACACCCACCGACCATTACAGGATTAGGGACGGGTACAGGATTAGGAACAGGAATAGGAACAGGAACAGGATTCGTGCTTACAACTATAACATGTCCAACGAGCGCAACAATTAACAAAATAAGTAGTACAATAATAATAATATTTGTTACTTCCATTATAATTTAATGTTATATTATATACAAATATAAAAATGCCGCGATTAACCGAATCTAGTAAAGTATTAATGTCATTTCTACTAGAGAAAAAATTAATCACACATAAACCGCAAACAAAAAATACCAAACACACACTTAAAATCTTATATGCCGATTTATTGCAGGCTGACGAATATATCCAAAAGGTTCAAAAAGAGGAAGAGAAAACGGGAACGCCATTTTATAATCCTCAAATAATAAAAATTAATAATGTAACCCATATTCCTAAACCCCAAATGTTTAATGATTCGACATTTCCGGTAGGAGTAAAAAAACATATAGAGGATAATTCAACATTTACATTATCATATACTTTTTCTCTCTTGGAAAGAAAGATAACAATTCATATGATAGATGAAAAATCCATTACACCGGATAATATTTCAATATATAATGAACATATCCGGAAAATCCTGATTTGGTTAACCATTGTTCATGAATATACGCGATACAGTTCATCTAAAGCATGTTCTAAAACACTGACCTTATACATTTATTTAACTTCATTGACAAAACAGTTACCGGATAACAATATAAGTATTTTAACCTCGACACATGTAAATACCGCATTTACTACAACGTGCCCTACTGTATCTGAAATCGTTGTATTTCGTAATGAAGAATGGTTTAAAGTATTATTGCATGAAACCTTCCATAATTTTGCACTGGATTTTTCTGATATGAATATGGAAAAATGTCATGCGAAAATCTTATCTATATTTCCAGTAAAATCAGAAGTTAATTTATTCGAAGCGTATACTGAATTCTGGGCAAAAATCATGAATATTGCATTTTGTAGTTATTTTATGAATGATTGTACTGCAATAGGGCATAATAATGAACACATTTTTTTAAATAATGCCGAATTCTTAATTAATTTTGAAATTGCGTACAGTTTTTTCCAAATGGTAAAAACATTGGATTTTATGGGGTTATCATATTCCGATTTATATTCTGAATCGACTAGTAGAGATACACTATATAAAGAAGATACAAATGTATTATCATATTATGTATTATCGTTGATTTTATTAAATAATTATCAAGGGTTTTTGGTATGGTGTGAAACCCACAATTTAACATTATTACAATTTAAAAAATCGGAACCAAAACTAATGGAATTTTGTAAGTTTATTGAACAAAATTATAACTCAAAATCAATGTTAGAATCTGTGGCATTTATGGAAGACAAATTTCATAAACATAAAAAACAACGTGCGTCTAAATCTATAAATGAAAAAAAATATATTATGGAAAATATGCGCATGTCCGTCGTTGAACTTGGTTAGCTGTTCCAAAATCCTTATAAATTCTCCACGACTAGTGTAATTTTCTATATATATATATCATAAAATATGTGAAACTGTGCCGTTCATTCCATAATTTGTTCTCAATAATATCACCATTTTCATTGAATTTGATATGAGTAAAAGTAGTCATGGTAAATGTGTATATGCAATACATAATAAATATATTATTTTATCAATTTTTTTGATTGTAAGTTCATAATTCCGTTCAAAATCTTTAAATAATCGTGAAATTCATTCGATGCGGAATATTGTGTTAATCCCGCGATAGTTTTATGTAAATGATCGAAAATTTCGCGTTTTATAATAATGCTACCATCTTCGCGCAAGACTTTGGAAATATATACATGTTCAGCCCCCGGTGTTATTAACCAATAATACATATCGCTAAATTTAGAAAAGTAAAGCGTAGGTATAACTTTGCCTTTTATACGACATCTATATTCATTTAATATAATATATAAATGCATAGGTATTCTATGTAATGGATTATTTATTGGATAATGCGATAACATATAGGCGCGACTATATTTTTCTAAAAAAACCAAAGAACCTTTGTCGTGTAGTAAATTATCAAATAATCTAGTATTATCTACATTTTCTAAAACGGTAATACAATTTGTATAATGTATAGTAAGTAGCATTTGCTTCATTTGCGCTGTCATTTTAAATAATAAATACATCATATTAGGATTTATAAATTCTATTATGATATTGACACAATCCATCGGTAATTTATGTTTTTTTAATCGTTCTAATCGTTGATATTCTTCGTTTGATTTTGTTTTCCAGGTTTGTTCTACGGTTTGTTGGTATTTGCGTAGAGATTTTGTAAGGCATTGTAATGCAATACGTTTTTCTTTTTTTATGATGTATTCTTCGATAGTTTGGCAGTTACGTTCTAATTCTCTTTTTTTTGCCTTTCGATCGGCATTTTTCACACGTTTTTTGACGATGGCTTCAATAGTTGGTGGCATGATTTTTGGTATGTTTGGTGTTTTATCGTAACATTAATAAACGTATTTTAAATTCAATTTTTATTTTACAATGCAAGATAGTGGTAGTTGATCAAATACAGTTACAATTCCATATTCGTCAAAAGGACTCGACTTGTTTCGGCATTTACACTTTTTATTACCTATATACTTATAACATCCACCTCCCATCGAACGACTAGTGTAATTTTCTATATATATATATAAATAATGACTTGTCGTAATGCTTTTAGGAATAAACGCACAAAAAAGAATAAAAGAGAAAAGAGTTATCGAATAAAAAGTAAAAATATGAAATTAAAGTTTAGATATAATTATAAAAATAGAACACAAAAAGGGGGTGTGAAGCGTAAGCGTAGTGGTTTTTTTCCAGAGTGGGACGACAATAGTGGGGATGAGGCATCACCAGACAGTCATTTCACACCACGCCGCCCTCCTCCTCCACGGGTGTGGAAGTTTGAAACCGAAGAGGAAGCAGCTAAAGCAGAAGAGGAATTTTTAAAAAAAAAGGATGAAATTTGTAAAAACATGGAAGAAGTTATAACCAAACGATATAATGATACACTCAGCTTATGGGAGGAAATTAAAGAATCATTTAAATGCGGGATATGTGAAATCTCACACGTACAATCAGATATTAAAAAATGCATCAATCCTAAATGCGCTAATGGTATGTGTAAAGGATGCCTGTATAAAACTTCGCAACAAAAAAATCCATATGGCGTTTTAAAATTTAAAATTCTTGAAGATATTACCTGTCCATTTTGTATAGGGCGTTATCCCGAGGAAATACACGCCGAAATTCATAAATGTCAAACTGACATTAGTAAAAATGATCGAAAAGCATATAAATGGAATACAGAATATGAAAAACTGTATGACAGTGACAACAACAGCCGTGACAACAGCAGCAGTGACGCCATCCGTGTCTACGGCAGCAGGGCAGCCAAAAAACGAGCTTTGAAGCTGCAGAAAGAAAAAGCGGTTTTTGATGCAGCGGATTATATGGAATCACTTGATACCCCTTCGTCTGGATATTATACAATGGAAGCTCACATAGATAAGATAACGCGCACACATCGCGACGTACTAGCCCATATAGACAAAGTATGTTCTCAATTAAAATCTAATGATGCGATAGACCCAACACAGACGGTACTTGATTCGATAACTAATATTCTACGTAACAACGACGGTGAGTTTTTAAGGTTAATTGATGCGTTATTCCCTTCGACTTTTAGTAAAGTCCCTTCGGGTTATACTAAGTTTGATAGTATATTTAGTCCATTGAGCTTTCAGCCACCTGCGGCAACCGCGCCAGTACTAACGGATAAAGAAAGAGACGCAATAAAAGTTGGACTAAAACTAGAAAACAACGTTTCTTCAAGGTGCGGCGTGTAATGCTGCGCAGATTTGAGATGGTGCCCCCGACTTCGGAGCGAGCTGGCTACTTCTACGACAAGTTTAAATCGGTGATCGCGCAACGCCTACCGGTATCATATTTTATATGAAACTGTCTCGTTTCGGCATTTACGCTTTTTATTACCTATATACTTATAACATCCACCTCCCATCGACCGTTTATTTGCTCTCCATGCTAAACTCGCATCATTAAAATCAATATTTACTTCAAATATATCCAATATAATATGATCCCTGATAACACCAATGCCATTGCCATTGCCAATATCACTATTTCGTTTAGATTGACTGCGGGTTTGCATAATAATATAATAATAATTAACACGAATTATCTATATTGTTTATTATTATTATTATGTAAAAAATTGAATCCAATACAATCAACCCAGCAAAACAAAACAAAACAACAGCAAACCACGAAACAAAATAAAAATGGGAATTCGGAATTTGAATATGTTCTTGAAAACAAATTGTAAAAAAGCAATTAATCGTACTTCATTGAAAAACTTATCAGGGAAAAAAATAGTAGTGGATATTAGTATTTACATGTATAAATATGAAAGCGAAGATTGTTTAATCGAGAATATATATTTAATGATTGCCATATTTCGGCAGTATAATATAATTCCCATCTTCATTTTCGACGGGAAATCTCCTACTGAAAAAAAAGAACTAATACAAAAAAGGAGAGAAGATAAAATGGATGCAGAAGCAGAATATTATAAATTAGATCAACTGATAAAAAATCCACCACCAAACAACAATATTTTAGAGGATACAAAAGATATATGCGCGCTAATGGATGCATTGAAGAAAAAATGCGTTTATATGAATCGCAATAAAATAAAAGCGGTAAAAGAATTGATAATCGCATATGGTTGCACTTATTATGATGCGACGGGCGAAGCAGATGAAGTTTGTGCAATGCTGGTCATAAAAAATATTGTATGGGCATGTTTAAGTGAGGATATGGATATGTTTGTATATGGTTGTCCGCGCGTATTAAGATATTTCAGTTTGGTTAATCATAATGTTGTGGTATATGATACTACTGCGTGTCTAGAAATATTAAA